CTGCGTCGTGGCCGTGACGGCAATCTAGGCGTGATGAGCAGCGGTGGCGGCACTACTAACGTGGTCGTCAACGTTGACGCCTCAGGCAGCAGCGTGGAAGGTAATCAATCACAAGCTAAGGCGCTTGGCAATGCCATCAGTGCCGCAGTACAATCAGAGCTGGTGAAGCAGAAGCGTCCCGGAGGCTTGCTCGCATAATGGCTACCTTCAATGACGCCACCGTAGGCACTAGCACTGGCGGGACTACGCCTGACTTCAGGGCATCCAAGAAAAGCGAGCCTGCTGTACGCAGCGTCCAGTTCGGTGACGGCTATCAGCAAAGAATTACGTTTGGCCTAAACCAAAACCCCAAGGTTTGGGATTTGACTTGGACTGCCAAAACAACAGCAGACGCTGATGCCATTGAGGCTTTCTTTGACGCACGGGGCGGGCAGGAGTCTTTTGACTGGGCACCGCTTGACGATGCAACACCATACAAGTGGGTGGTAGCAAGCTGGACGCGAACGTTTGACTACGCCAATATCAGCACAATCAACGCCACCTTCCGCGAAGTATTTGAACCGTAATGGCATATAGCGCATGGTTAGCCAGTAACCCGTACACCGTTGGGCAGATTGCTCGCGCTACTACGGTGCAAGCGTCTGGCTTGGTCTTTCGATGCACGATTGCTGGCACCAGTGCGGCCACACAACCGGCATGGCCTACGGACATCGGCAGCACGATTGCAGACGGTGGCGTTACATGGACAGCGATCAGCAGCGTCTATGAAGAACTGTCAGTACTAGCGCCTAATGCCATCATTGAGCTGTTCGAGTTGCAGTTGGTTACGGCGTTGCATGGCGCATCAACAACCTATTACTTTCACGCAGGTGTCAACGCAGCAGTAAACGGCAATATTGTTTTTGATGGTGACACCTATGTACGGCTGCCGATCCAAGCGGAAGGCTTTGAGTACAGCAATAGCGGAACGCTGCCACGGCCTACATTGACGGTTGCAAACTTAGGTGGCGAGATCAGTGCCTTGCTGCTAATTGCTAATACTTTTACGCCAGGCAATGACCTAGGCGGTGCTGTTATTACCCGCATCCGCACGTTAAAGAAATACCTAGACGGCGAAGCTGCTGCTGACCCTAATGCTCGCTTCCCCGCTGAGATTTGGTATATTGACCGCAAGTCAGCAGAAACCCGTGATGTTGTGCAATGGGAGCTAGCAAGCAAGTTTGATTTAGCTGGAACGCTAATGCCAAAGCGGCAACTGATTGCCAACATTTGCCAGTGGGAATATCGCTCAGCAGAGTGCAGCTACACCGGCAGCAACTACTTTGACATCAACAACAACGTGGTTGCAACACTCGGGGCAGACCGTTGCGGCAAGCGCCTTAGCAGTTGCAAGCTACGGTTTGGTGATACAAACCCATTGCCATTTGGCAGCTTCCCCGGCGCAGGGTTAACGCAATGAACCTAACTGATAAGCTCCAAGCTGAGATCATGGCACATGCCAAAGCAGAGGACCCCCGTGAGTGCTGCGGTTTAATCGCTGTTGTCAAAGGTCGCAAGCGATATTTTCCTTGCGTTAATGGGGCAGCAACACCAGACGAGCATTTTGTGCTGGACCCAGCAGACTACGCCGACGTTGAGGATCAAGGCGAGATTGTAGCGGTGGTGCATAGTCATCCTGTAACGCCACCGCAGCCATCAGTAGCTGATCAGGTGAGCTGCAACGCAACTGGCCTGCCGTGGGTAATCGTCAACCCTAAGACTGAGATGTGGGGCACCTGCACGCCAAAGGATTTTGAGTTGCCGTATGTCGGGCGCGAGTTTGCGTTTGGCGTAGTGGATTGCTATGCGCTGGTGCGTGACTGGTATCGGCGTGAGTTTGGCTTGCTGTTGGCTGACTTTGCTAGGCGTGATCGGTTTTGGGAACGCGGTGAGAACCTGTACCTAGACAGCTACAAAAGTCAAGGGTTCCATAAGGTGCCATTTGATGAGCTGCAATATGGCGATGCGTTGCTGATGCACCTAGACGCAAGCCTGCCAAACCATGCTGCCATCTACGTTGGCGACCAGCAAATCCTGCATCACGTTCAGGGACGGCTATCAAGCCGAGACGTGCTTGGCGGTTATTATGTGAAAAATACGGCGATGGTTGTAAGACATGAAAGTCGTTAAGGTCTACGGCGCCCTGCGTAAGCACCTCGGTCAGTGCCGCTTCGAATTTGTAGCGGACACCCCAGCGCAAGCCATGAAGGCACTGTGCGTGAATTTTCCTGGCTTGGCGCAGTGGCTGTTGGACCGTGAAGCAGAGGGCATGGCATTTCGCGTCACCCGTGGCCGCGACAAGATCACAAATGAAGCGCCTGAGGGGCTGGTGCTACCGTGGTCTGAACATGAGGTATTCAGCATTGCGCCAGTAATTGTTGGCGCTGGCCGTGGTATAGGTACAATCCTTGCTGGGATTGCGTTAGTGGGTTTTGCATTTATAACTGCGGGTTCAAGCCTTGCGTTTTCAGGGCTTGCTTTGACTTCTACTGCTACCGCTGCTACTACCAGTGCTGCATTTGCAGCATATGCAGGATTTGCAGCAGGGCTAGGCACCCTTGGCATAGCTTTGATAGTCGGCGGCGTAGCGCAACTAATCTCCCCTACTCCTAGCCTAGGCTTCAACACTGGCAAAGAAGCTGCACGACTTGAGTCATTTTCGTTTAGCGGGATTGTCAACACCAGTAAACAAGGAATGGCAGTGCCTATTTGCTATGGCCGTGCATTTGTTGGCTCTGCTGTAATCTCCAGTGGCCTTGATGTAGATCAGGTAGCAGCATGACCCGCATTATTGGCGCAGGTGGTGGTGGTGGTGGTGGTTGCTTTCTAGGTCATACCCTAGTGGCGGTGCCTAACGGCACAAAGCGCATTGATAAGTTAATGGCTGGCGACATTGTGCTCAGCTTTGATGATGCTGGCAAGTTGCATGAAGCCAAGGTCTTAAAAGTCCACCAGCACGAAGATGAGCGCGTCCTGCGGTACAAGCTCTGGGGCGGGCAGTGCATTGATGCCACGCCAAACCACTGGGTGCTTAACCAGTTTAATGCGTTTGTAGAAATTGACACGCTAGGGCCAGATGATTGCCTTGTTGATGTCAACGATCATCTGCGGCCAATCATTAGCAAAGAGGAACTGTGCAAAAACACCGTTTACAACCTCACCGTTGAAGGCCATCATACCTTTATTGCTGAGGGCATCCGCGTACATAATGCAGGCTTAGGTCTTGGCGTTACTGGCGCAGGTGGTGGTGGTGGCAAAGGTGGTGGTGGTGGCCAAAGTGTGCCTACAGAGGCTGATGATTCGCTTCAGTCCACACAGTTTGCGACTGTCCTTGACCTGCTATCTGAAGGCGAAATCCAAGGCTTAGATAATGGTCTTAAAAGCGTGTTTCTGGACAGCACTCCTGTAGTTTCCAGCAGCGGCGCTAACAATTTTACAGGTTATACAACTGAACTAAAGACTGGCACCCAAGCGCAGACATATATCGCAGGCACCCAAGGCATTGAATCCGAAACGGGTGTCAACGTTGAAGCAACAGCATTAACGTCTGTAACACGATCTATTACCGATACAGATGTCGATCGTGTGCGCGTCACAATACAACTACCAGCTTTACAGATCATCGAGGACGATGGTGACATCATCGGCCACAGCGTTAATATTAAGTTTCAAGTGCAGTACAACGGCGGTGGCTTTACAGACTTAATAAACGATGTAATAACTGGCAAGACTACTAACAGTTACCAGCGTGACTATATCATTAGGTTGACCGGGGCATTTCCAGTTGACATTAGGATGGTGCGGGTATCTCCCGATGAGTCAAGCGCACGGCGTCAAAACCGCACTTTCTGGTTCAGCTTTACAGAAATTCTTGATGAAAAGTTGCGCTACCCAAACAGCGCATTGTCATTCCTGCGGTTTGACTCCCGGCAATTCCAAAGCATCCCGACCCGCAAATACCTGATACGGGGCATCAAGGTTGAGCTGCCTTCTAACGCCACAGTAGACACCACCACATACCTAGGCCGCGTTACCTACAGCGGCGTATGGGATGGCACTTTTGGCGCTGCTACATGGTGTGCTGATCCGGCGTGGTGCCTGTGGGATTTGCTCACCTCCACTAGATACGGGCCAGGCATACCAGAGGCGAGCCTAGATCGCTACGACTTCTTTGCTATCTCGCAGTATTGCAATGAGCTGGTAAGTGATGGCTTTGGCGGGCAGGAGCCACGCTTTCAGGTCAACTTGCTAATAAATAGCCGCGAGGAGGTTTACAACGTTATTCAACAATTTGTCAGCATATTCCGAGGGATTGCTTACTACGGCGCTGGATCAATGGTGATTATGGCGGACAAGCCATCTGATCAGCAATACCTGCTTGGCCCAGCCAACGTAGTTGACGGCAACTTCTCTTATAGCGGCAGCTCACAAAAATCACGCCACACGACTGCCACGGTTGCATACCAAACTTATGACGGACTTGGCGAGGTTGAATTTGAGTATGTAGAAGATGCTGATGCCATCACCAAGTTTGGCGTCATCAATAAAGACATCAAGGCATTTGGCTGCTACAGCCGTGGGCAAGCGCATCGGCTAGGCAAGTGGGCACTGCTGATGGAGCAAAACCTGACGGAGACTGTGACCTTTGCCGTCAGTATTGAAAGCGGCATTGTGTTGCGTCCTGGCGTTGTCATCTCCATTGCTGATCCAGTCAAGAGCGGATCCCGGCGTTCTGGGCGCATCAGCGCCGCAACTACCACCACTGTCACAGTGGATTCAAA